GACTCTTGATTGGTGTAAGTAAACTTTTTGTAGGCATCTAAGTAATCAATTTCTGATACACCATATATTTCATAAGTCTGAACTTCACGACCACCCATTCCAAATATTTTTTGTTCTTTAACGAATCCCCACGGCGAAAGTTTCTTAACCCATGTATCACTTAAAACATTACGAATTCTATTGACTAGATAAGGTGTATCAAATGTTTTAGTATTCCAACCAGAAATTACGTGAGGACAATTCTGTTGCCAGTACATGACAAACTGTTCTAGTAATTGTCGTTCATCACCACATTTATTATACGTGATATTCTCTTGACCATTCTTAAATTCAGAACAACCCCAAACTTGAATATCATCGCCCATCTTTGTTGTAATTGCAATGACTTCTTCTGATGCGTTTTCAGGATCAGGAAATCCTTGTTCAGAAGCAACCTCAATATCAAGAAACATCATTCTAAGATGTTCTAAATTGTAATCAATATTTTCTGGATATGTTTCAGCAATAAAAGAATAATTATAATTTGTATGGCCGTAGATTTTCATATTATCTACGCCTTCATATTTTTTTATTGATTCGCGAGTTTCTTTGATAGAACCCCATTGAACAGGAGCCACTGGCTCATCTTCAAGTGTTCGCCATTTAGTTTCAGTTGTGGTAGGAATGTATAAGGTAGGTTTAAATTCATGTCTCTGTTCAAAAGGAACTCCGTTATCTATTCCCCTTTCAAAAATATAATTACCGAGACATACTACGTTAGTATAAAATTTGGACATTTAATCTTTAGGATACCAGCTAATACGAGTTAATTTATCATAATCACTATTAATTTCATCTAACCTATTATAACACACTTTTATGTGTTTGTCAACCCATGAACGACCCATGAAGGCGCCCACTGTGAAGAGAACTTGAAGATAAGATTTAATGTAAAATTCGATTAGAAAACGAGCCCGTTTTTGTAAACTGTTCGACCATTTTGTACTAAAGCCGTTGTTATCTTCTTTCGATTTTGACCATTTTTTTTGTATGAACAATGTACCCACCCTGAATTTGGTTCACCTTTTTTGTAAAACTCTAATATGATTTGATCCCATACTAGATTTTCTGTTATCCATTTTGCTACTGTTGGATTAGGAGTACCTAATTGTTCAAAATCTACAGCTTCACCATTCATGTGCTGTGAAGTTTTTGATCCGCCAATAACTGTATTTAATTTTGGTCCACGATATCCAGAATTGACTGTGATTACTCCAAACTTTTCTCTTACAGGTTGTAAAATTGCGTGTGTTATTACTGTAAGATTAACTAGATGTTCTGTTGTTGGTGTATTATCAATACCTTTTCTGTCTGCCGTAGAACTCTTGATTAATTCATTAAGCCAAAAGTTCTTTGATAATTGTACATTTCCTGCCATATTAATTCCTCATGATTTATCAATGTCTATATCTCCCGTAGTGGGATCAAAAGAGACTTTAATATTAAATTCTATTGGTTTAAGTGTACCATCCGCCTTAACTATAGGTAATTTTCCTTCAACCGCACCTATCAATGCTTCTTTTGCTGTTTCAAATTGATGAGATGGATCTTCTTTTATGATTTTATCCAGTTCTTTTTTAGCATTATCTGGAAGTAAATCATCTATCATTTCTTCCACATGTTCAGTTGCTAAATCTGTTGCCTTATCTACAACAAGGCCTGATATAACATTAAATAATAAACTTGCAACAGGTACCATAATATTCCTTTCAATAATTATTCACATCCGCATGATGATTCTGCTGAACATTCACATGGATCACAAGTACAATTCTCGCAATTACAATGTTCGTTATTACACATATTTTCTCCGAATGTAAGTTTTTAAATATTTAGTTTTTTTAAAATAACACTTCTAAAATTTTATCTATTCCAATATAAGATGCTGTTACTACTATAACATAATTTATATATTTTTCAATCTTTACCAAGTAAACAGTTTTTAAGAAATTATAAAACCAAAATGTCATTGACATACTCATCAATGAACCCAAAATAAACATTCCCAAAAATATAACAAATCCTAAATTTGTAGTAACGTACATAGACGTTAAAATTATAAATCCTCCTGTTCCAGCAAGTCCATGTAATATTCCAATTAAGAAAGTCTGAAATGTAAACTTATGAGTATGGTCAGGATGTTTAGGATGATAATGGATATGTGTTGTTGATGAATTATGATCATGTTGATGTATATGATCTTGACCTTCTAGAACTCTCAAAAAAAATTTGAAAGACATAAAAACTAATAAACAACCTATAATCAATTCTACAGTTGTAAATAAATTTTCATTGATTTTAAAATTGAGAAAATACATCAATGATGATAATACTAAAATAGAAAAACTATGGCCTATAGCCCAAATTAGTCCTTTTAATTTATTATTATTTTTTATTGATAAAACTGTTGCAATGTGATCTGCTTCAAGTGAATGTTTAAAACCAATTAAAAAAGACATCACTGGTTGTTCAATCATATATTCTTTCTAGATAATAAAAAACCCACCAATACAAAAGTATTGATGGGCGCATCAAATGTCAGTTAGTTGATTGACTTGACTTTATTTTTTCCGATAGGAATTAAACGTGCTCGTTTTTCCTCTGGAATAATCTTTTCAAGTTCAATGGTCAACATACCATTCGTTAAATCACAACCCTTAACTACAATGTCATCAGATAATGTAAATTCTCTTTCAAATTGCCTTTTAGCAATTCCACGATGTACATAATTAATGTTTTCATCTGATCCTGAATCTTCCTTCTTAGAACGAATATTAAGAACTTGACTCTGTAATGAAACTTCCAAATCATCCTCTTTTAGACCAGCAATCGCAAGTTCGATGAAATATTTTTCATCTCCTTCTCTCCGAATGTTGTATGGGGGATAATTTGTATTGTTTGCCGTATTGAAATCAAAAGTTGTGTTCCAACGATCAAACATTGAATCAAATCCTACGGAAAATCCTAGAATTTTTTCTAAATCACCAAAATTTAAAGGGGTGTGTGCTGCGCGAAGTACCATAATTCCTCCTTATAAAGCGAGGTTAATAAAAATAACGATCCTCTTTCGCTTGAGCAATCGTTGTGTAAATGAGATTTCCACTATGGACAATCTCAGTCAATGAAACCTTCTCCTTTGAAGAAGTGTTCAAATCTGTGTTTTATAACTATCCAAATTAATGAGATGAAGGAATTTGCCTCATACATGCCGGCTCCTACAACTAACAATTTGAATTTGCAATCTTCAGTATCTTCCATAATTTTTTATTGTAAGACAAGGGGATCATCCACTCACTTAAGAGATCAAATCCCCTTGAATTTTACTTCCATAATATAAAAATCACTTTAGTTTATTATATCATGGAACTTGGATTTGTCAAGATCCTTTAGCTTCTATTATAGATGCCCCAAAGAACCCAAACTGCGATAAGACCTACAAGACCTTCTCCACCAAGTTTTGCAACTAGTGCGAGAACGTTTCCTACAATGTCTACGCCAATAAAAGGAATCGCGGCTGCTCCTGGCCAAATGATTTGCAAAACCACGGCTAACGCGATTAATGCAATACCGGCTTCAGTTAACCCACGCATCCATCCTACTGCTTTATCTAACATATAAACTCCGTTAAATTAAGTTAAAGACTTAACTGGTAGTGACTTACGTACCAGTTGAACCAAATCCACCTTCTCTATCGGTTTTCTGAGTAGGTGCTTCATCAGACTCATCCAATGTATATTTTTCACATCGAACTAGTTCTCCTTGGCATATCCTGTCTCCATCATAAATCTTTACGGGTACATTACTCATATTCGTAACCATTGCAAACATTGGATCAACATAATCACTATCGATAATCCCTTCACAATTTGTAAGATAAACTCCCTGTTTAAATGCCAGACCAGATCTAGAATGTAATCTAACCGAAAATCCCTCAGGAATATCTGCGATAAGTCCAAGAGGAATTAACATTCTTTCTTCATTATTGATTGGTATAAATGATCTATTAGTATTTATATCAAATGAAACTTTTCTGGGTAGTACTTTCGTAGCTATTGCCTGATAATACTGAACTTCCTCACCATTTACCAAATTTGCGTATAAATCAAAACAAGCTGATTGTTTTGTCGCAAATGTTGGTAATATGGCTGATTCTGTTGTTCTATAAAATTTTAAAGATGTAACTTTATTGGTTGTTGGTGATGACTCTGTTTTAGTTACCACCTTCTTCTTCGCCGTACTCATAATTTACTTTCTTACTTCCAATATTGTATTTTGCGGTTAATGCCCATTCATCTTTTTCTTTATATGCAAGAATTTTTAATTGATTTAATGGGACAATTAATGCAGAAGTTTGATCGGGATTTACTAATTTAATAAGTCCCCATTCTGCTAATAAATTTGATATTGTATTTCTTCTCGCTTGATCATTTTCTGAAAAATTGGTTGGTTTACCATCAAGTGCAAATAATTCTTTAAAATGTACAATAAAATATCTTCCTTGTTTATGTAATATATGACATGATTGAAACAAAGTTTTATCTTTTCTTGATGCTACTCCTATCCTAGTCAATGTCTCTCTAATCTTTAAAAAATCATCAGGTTCAGTTAATGTACACTCTACCATCTCATCTATGTTTACTGTCATTATTTTTCTCCATTCCACCTTTTGCAAGTTTACTCTTAATCTCTTCGATGTCCTCACCAGAAAGGACTTCTAGAGCCTCTTTTGCTTTTTCATTACCGAAACCAAAATACTCTTTGACTAGTTCTAGATTATCAATTTTGTCTGGTTTCAACCACTTAGACCACCTTTTGCGTGGTCTTATGTTATTTAGCAAATAATCGAATTGGA